GAAAATAACGCTAAACTCTTCTTTCGCGTTATCCACTCTTATTGTCTTACTTATTGCATTGTTCCCGGCCTATTCCTTTTGGTTTGTCACGATATTCTTTTTAGGATTTGCACTAATATACACATTTCAAAAAAATAAGAGTAAATCCTCAAAATTAATTGCCATTATCTCTTATCCATTGTTTGTTGTAGCATTAGTTTACAGCATAATAAACAGCATATAAGAATCCTCCCTTAGGTGGGAGGATCATTTTTTTTACATCACAGCAACTTTTGGGCCGCCTTTGTCCGTTATGATAAAGCTGTCACTTCCGATTTTTTTCTTTCGATCCTTATCTTCATAAATCGTTACATGGTGCTTGGTCATTAGAGTTGCCCCTGCCATCTTAAATTCCTGCTTATCCTTAAAGTAAACAATTTTATATTCACCTAGAATAATCATGTTAGCTAGTCCAGCTAAATAAGAAGACCATCCCCCTGTAGGCAAATTTAATGCAAATCCTAATGTTTGAACGACAGCAGCAGTTGAATACTTGTCAAACTTGGTATCGCCGTATGTAGTTCCGGCATCTTGCCAATCATCTGCAGTTGTCGAAAAATCTGGGCTCTTAATATTTGAGGCGGTCTTAAGTACATTGATTGGTTGGTGGTAATTATTGCTTTCAGTATCTTTCCTACTTTGATTTAGCTCTTTTGCATTTACTCCTGCCCCAAAATCACAAAGCAAACCACTTACGAGTAAAGTTCCAACAACTCCAATTTTACCAATGTTGTTTTTCACACCTAATTCCTCCTCTGAGTGTTTTAATAATATTACACTCAGACATTACCCCAAAAATATCCATATAAACCACTTTCTATTTAATTTGTTTTCTTTTAAAACTACAGTTTTATTTAGACTACAATATCTCCTTCTGCAGTCTTCATCGTTCCACTATTGTATGTATTCTGAACTAAGGTTGTGTTCTTTGCTTTTTCTGTGTAAAAAGGATGGGATAGCAACCTTCCACCAATTCCATAAACATCATTCCTAACGAGACGTACCTTGTTTGTATTCTCCAAATAAATACCATATCCCTGGTCTGTTGAACGATTAAACATAATCTCATTATCCTTCAGCATGTGTTCTGATCCACCAGTCAGTTGAATAGCGATTAATGCTTTACAGAAATAAATCTGATTCTCACTAATTTGACAACTGTACTTCTCAGGAGTACCTTTAATTGCTACGTTTCTAGGCTCATGAATTTCATTTCGTTGCAGCGAAACGGAAGAGTCTTTATCCCAGAAGATGCCGTACCCAATCCCACTTAACAACAAGTCATTTCCCTTTAAACGAACTGACTGAGACCTTTCGCAATAAATTCCTCCGTACACATTTACAAATTCATTATTAATTAGACTGATCCGGGTAGAGTCCATTATCTTTACAGCGTATGCTGAGATTGTTCCTTTCCCTTTGTTGTTCACAACCCTTACATCATTTGAGTTTCTAACCTGGACTTGAATGCAGTCACTGTTCTCTATTCTGTTGTCTGTGATTAATACATCTTCTGCCTGATGTGTTGCAATTGGACATGCCTTTATCCCTTCTAGAGTATTATTTGATATCGACACGCCTTTTCCTCTTGCGCAAATTCCTACTTCAAACCCTCTTACCGTATTGCCCTCAATTTGAACTCTGTTTCCGGATTCCGTACTTGATACACCAACCGAGTCAATTCCGTATTTCTTAACCTCTGCATCATTGATTATCTTGTTGTTTTTAATGCTGACATCAGTGCTGAATCCGTAAGAAATAACATTGTCACTGTAGTTTCCCTCAAGATTTACTTCACCGCTTGTGTGGGCTGTAACGGATCCACGCCCATTATTTTTAAACCTGCAGCTTCGAACAGTTAATTTATACGGGTGATCGTACTTAATTCCGTTTTCTCCAAAGCCCTCTAAATCAATTCCTAATTGTGGCCCAATTGTATCTCCACCAGACTCCTCTATATCACAGTCATCGACAAGAAGGCCTTCACAACCATTGGTAGCCAGATTATTTCTTCTCCCTCTTAAAAGAGTACACTTTCGAACGGTAACATTCTTTGAAGGTGTATATGTTCCTGAAGTGTTCATCATTCCTTCTGCTGCTATCCAAATGTTATCTCCAATACAATCAGAGACTTGTACATTTTCAATTAACACATTGCTACTTCCATTAACATGGATACCATAGCCCCATTCATGCGTCTTCTTAATTGAGGTGATTTTTGAATAATCATGCTCATATCGATCCCCTATAATTTGTCCGCCTCGAATCGTTACATTACTCGCTTGGCCAATATAAAAACAGGAGTAGCCTTGATAACCATTAGGCAACACTTTAAATATAGCCTCTGGATGAAGTATTAACTCAATATTTGATGGTACATTAATACCTCCACCGAATTCAGGTAACCGCTTTGTTGTATTAACAGCATCAATTAGATAGATACCTTTTGGAATATGTACTTTATAGAATGATTTTGAGCTTGCGTACTCTAAAGCTCGGTTCAATCCTTCTGTTGTTTCAATTGCATTTGACCCTTTATCATCAATTCCCCAATCCAGAGCATCAACAAAATAGTATAAGGGCTGCTGCATATTCATGTTGTCAAACCCTTCCCTTCTACATTTTCATTGAGAAACCCTGACAGAGTGTCAATGAAATTATAAAAGACCTCATTTCTTGTGCCTGACCGTCCTTTTAGAGAAAAGGTGTTAAACATTGATTTTCGCAGTCCAGTGCTTAACTCAAGTTGAATGCTCTTTCCTGTTTTATTTTTATTCGCAACATTGTTCGGACTGCTGCCAGATAACCTTGTCCCCTCATCAAGAAGCTCTGCAGAGTAGCCGGCATTATTTAATGTGATTGTTATCGCTTCAGCTTTGTTCCGATCTGTGCCGCCAACTAAAACATGTTGATCATTGCTTGCGTAGCCGTGAAGTGACAGTGTGAACTCATGCTCCTTCAACATTTCAAGTGCTTGAGGTTCATCGAAATTTGTACTGGTTAAATGTAAATCAAATGCTCCTGGTGTCTTTAAAGCTTCAAAAAGATATGTAGAGTATGTTTCGCTTAATTCCTTTGCAAGCTCGCTTGTTCCCCCTTCTATACCACCTCCATGGGGAGCAAGAATTAATACATCAGAGTCTTGCTCTTTTGAAAATACGCTAAAATTGAACGGTGATTCATTCGCTTTAAGCTCTTCAAAGTTCCGATACTTGTCCGCTGCTAAAATACTCACTGGATTCAGGAATGAGACCAGAGCTGTCACCAAGAATGGAAAAGTCTTCTTAACTATGTTATACTTTAATAGCTTCACTTCGCGGTGAGGTGGGCAGATTAGAGTGTACCGTCCAAAGTCTCTCTTCTCTGCTCCTTTAGTCTTTTTTAGCAATTCCACTATTCTGTTTTTAATCTTCAATTAAATAAACACTCCTTTTATTTTTATTCTTATAAACTTCAGATAGCTGAAATAAATTACATCTCAATCACCTCCTTTTAAGTTAAAAATCACTTTTAACGCACGCTATCTCAAAATTTTGTTTTAAATTTATCGCATACTACACCATAGTATTTAAAATATTGCTGATGATTAGCTTTTTCCAATAAAGTTATGAACTCATCTCCATGTTGTTTTCTCGCTGAGGAATGTCTTAGGTCGGCAATGTTTATTTCTTGTGCTTTTACACTATGAATAAACTGTTTTACTTGATTAATCAATCTTTTGGGAACTGTTCCGTCTTCAATCATTAATTCAAGCTCTATCAAAGTACGATTTGTTCTATCTATATTGCTTCACTCCATTCCTCTATAAAATATCGTTTTTATTTAGACTCTATAAGCTCAGAATCTTCGTAAATGTTGCCGATGACTTCTAAATCAACATGAGCTACAAATACAGTAGTCAAGCCTCGCTTTATTCGCTTGAATCTAAAACCTGGCACCTCTTTTGTCCAATAGATCCCGTCTGAAGCATGTTCAGCCACTTCTTCCTGCCATAAAACTTCTAATAGCTCATTTGAATTATCACGGTGGTTCCTTACAATGTCTCCCTCATAAATCTCCCGGCCGTTTTTGTCCTTTAATCCGGTGTATTGTCGAACCGATTTCAAACTTTTATCAGACGAAAATTCATCACCGTCTTTATCTGTAACGTAATCTATTTTTCCGTTATCAAAAGAAATGTCATGAACATCAATAATTTCTTCGTAACTGTCTATACCTGCCCAATGCATATTAGAACCCAAATTGCTTAATGCATGTTTAACTACCAACGCCTGAAATTTAATATCTCTCATTCTCTCCACCTCCTGTTATTGTCTCCACTCAAAACCGATATTAACGTTTGCTTGTTTAGGTCTGATAACTTCAACTGTGCTACCTCTGTTAGACAGCCTACTTTTTAATTCCTTCATATCCTTGTATGGCGCTATTTGCAAGGTGCTCAGATCGATAAGAATAACTTCATGTTTATCTTTAGCGGCATACTCTCTGTCTAGTGTTCTAACAATGTATACATCAGCATCATCTATTTTAATGAAGTACCCGTCCTCTAAATCTTTCACCTTTGGCTTATCTGCTTTGTTCTTTCTAATCTTTAAATTGATCGCCATTATTCTCACATCCACTTATTTTATTTTTATCAAATAAATCAATTATGTAGGCTTCGTACATCTCATCCCAATAAGGATCTGTTCTTGCTATGTATTTCTTTACTCTTCCATTCTCCACAATCTTAAAGGTTTGCCCCTTTTCAATATCCGTGAACTTCTTCTTTGTCCATATCCCTCTGATCAACACTACAACTTCTTTTACCTCAACTGTTTGCCGCTGCATCACATTCCTCCTTTTTGATTTTCGTGTATCAAGCCTGTACAATATTCAAAAACCCTAAAGGATGATGAACATGTGCGGCAGGTTCACTTTATTCTCTGAGTTTGACGACATTATCGAACAGTTCAATATAGATCAATTTTTGTCTGAAAACGAATACCATCCAAGCTATAACGTTGCTCCTTCACAAAACATCCTGACAATCATTAATGATGGATCAAACAACCGTATGGGTAAGCTTAGATGGGGTCTTATCCCTCCTTGGGCCAAAGATGAAAAGATCGGCTATAAAATGATCAATGCTCGAGCTGAGACATTGGCCGAGAAACCCAGCTTTCGAAAGCCACTCGTAAGCAAACGTTGTATCATCCCAGCTGACAGTTTTTATGAATGGAAGCGTCTTGACCCAAAGACTAAGGTTCCTATGAGGATTAAACTTAAATCATCCAACCTCTTTGCATTTGCCGGCTTATATGAAAAGTGGAATACGCCAGAAGGCAATCCGCTATATACCTGCACAATCATTACTACAAAACCCAATGAGTTGATGGAGGACATCCATGATCGGATGCCGGTCATTCTCACTGACAAGAACGAAAAGGAATGGCTAAACCCCAAAAACACCGATCCTGATTATCTTCAAAGCTTACTGCTTCCGTATGATGCTAATGACATGGAAGCTTATCAAGTTTCATCCTTAGTTAACTCGCCTAAAAACAACTCACCGGAACTGATTGAATCCCATTAAGTACCACAGTCATTTTGCTTTATATATCACCTTCGCTTAGCTATTATGTTCTAAGTAGGAGGTGATATTTTGTTTGTATCGCCAATGTTATTGCATTCAATCAAAGAACCATTTGATGACGATGATTATATTACCGAGCTGAAGTTTGATGGAATTAGACTGATCCTCTCCAAGTTTAATGATCAGATAAAGCTTTATACTCGTCACAACAATGAAGTAACAAGCAAGTTCCCAGAACTGTTGGATCTTGATATACCCAATGGAACTGTTTTAGACGGTGAAATCATTGTAGCTACCCCAGGCGGTGCCCCTGATTTCGAAGCAGTCATGGAACGCTTTATGTCTAAGAAATCAGCTCATAAGGTGGTTTACTGTGTATTCGATGTAGTTTATATTGATGGACATTCAATCGCTAATAAGCCGCTCACTGAACGTAAGAGCATGCTTTCAGACCTAAACCTTGACCACGATAATGTCTTTGTGATCGAAGGCCTGCAAGGAAACGGATTAGCTTACTTCAATCTGGCCAAAGAAAAGAATTTAGAGGGAATCGTAATCAAGAAAGCGGACTCCTCTTATGAGATCAATAAACGTTCGCATAATTGGCTGAAAGTGATCAATTACGATTACACCGAAGTTCTTATTACCGGCTACACCAAAAAGGATATAAAATTCCTTCTATCCTATCCTGATGGAACTGCAGCTGGATTTATGGAATTCATGCCCAATGCAGAACGTGGCAAATTTCATTCTATGAAACAAGTAAAGTCTGAATCTGATGAATATGTATTTATTGAGCCTATATTATGTAAGGTTAAGCACAGATTTAAGACTAAGCACGGCAAACTCCGCATACCTTCCTTCGAATCCTGGAGAGTATAATCTCTCCGTTACATAATTCCTTAGAGCCTAGCCTTTAAAAGCAAGTGAAAATTTAGTACATGGATCAATTAGTTTTTCTTTAATAAGGTTACCCTTTATCCCTAACCACTATAACTCTCAGCATGTATATCCCATAACAAGAGCAATAGTATCTGTAATTGGTTTGATTATCGTTCCACTATAATCATCTCCTAAATAGCCGGTCGTTTGGTAAATATAAATATTGTCTTGTTTTTCATACATCGAACCATCTGCTAATTTTGCATATACCACGCCATCTTGTGTTACCTCTTTAAATTCCTCCATAGCTGTAATATGCCAATTAGTTCCGTCCATATCCTCAAAAAGTTCATTCATAAACTCCACTACTACACTCATTACTTCATCCTCCTAATTAATTTTGATAAAATAAATATTTTATTTTTATTCCTTAATAATCACCAAATATCATAGCCCACAAAATCATTTAGAATATTCGTCATTTATTCTCCTCCTCCATTTCCATATCCGCTATGGGAACTACTTCCGAATAACCCGAGGGAAACGACTAATGCTGTTATAAACGACAACAATATAAGGGGAATCAAAAATACTGCCAAACCGGTATAGTTACCCGACTCAAATGTAATAAGCTGTGTGATCGAATATGCGAAAAAGAAAACATATGCCCCGTACGTAATCCAAAACCGCAATTATTCACCATCCAATCGTTTTAACGCTTCGCCGTTTTCGCAAATAGTTTCGTTAATCAATAATCTACGAGCTTTCTCCTTCGCAGTTATTCGAAATGTGCAATCGTCTTTCCCGTACATCTCGCAATAAACAACGTAATCGCGGAATAGGTCGTTCATGTACTCGATGTCACCACATCCATACAGCTTCCCGTTCAGAAAACACGCATATATTTGCACGAAATGCTCCACCTCAATTTTCTTCATGTTTTTTTTCAATTCTTTTTGATTTTCATATTACTTTTCACTCTTTTATTAATAGGAGCATGTCATACACATGCCACCTAAAAGAGATAGGACATTTTTGTCTCGGGAGGTGAAATCTAATGAATTTTCTTCTGGATCTTTTCACAAATTGGACTTTTGATAAAGTCATGGATTACATGCTAGCTGCTGTAATTTGGTTTGCATTCAAGTCCAAGTCAAAGCAGAATGAGTATCCGGATGACTTCGAAAAAAGACGCCACTATTGAGACTGATATTCTCTTGATCGTTAGAGCGATCTTCTAGTGGTTTAATTTAAATTCAACACCCAAAAAGTCACATAGCTCTTCCTTAAAATCCGGTTCTCCAAATGTTCCATTCAACAACCTGTGTTCTAATACATTGAGAGCAACCTCTTCAGGTTCCCACTGATCTTCTAAACCGTGGCATGAACAGTGGGAACCATTAACCTCGAACAATTTCCCTCCCTCTTCAATTAGAACCCAAGCGTTCCCTTCACAAAGATCACCATCATAGGAGGCAAACAGAATGTTTACATCAGTTTCTTTTTCTTCAAAGTCTGACAAAACGTCAGCCTTTTCTTTTCCTTCCCATTCGTTCAGAAGTACTGATTTTTGCTTAATAATTTCTTCAAATGTTTTCATTGTTACTCCCCCATTTTCACTTTAAAAACTATCTTTTATTCAATCTCTATATTCAACCCAGTTGCTCCCAATTTAATTTCCTTCATCTCTCCAATCTGTGGCATATATAAATGTTTCTTTTTATTCACCGAAACAATTTCACCCTTCCAACAACCGTTTTGCACAAAGAATTTTGTCCCAATTGGTAAAGTTCGAAAATCTGCGTTCTCTATGTATTCTCCTTCCTCTCTATACACCTCTCCTTGTTCAGAAACCCTCCTTTTAGAAACTTTAATATCGATTTTGTATAGTGAATTTTCATCTTCAAGCATTAATTTATGTAACCAATCAGTTACTTTTGATTGCCCATCAATAACGTTAACCGTATCGAAAATCTTCCTGTACATGTCATTCCTCTTCTCTTGAAAAATACTTATCTACCACTTGTTTTTCTAAGTAAACGACACCGTCTATTAATATGCCTCTATGTACATCTACATCTTCAACAGTAACGGTTCCGCCTTTCCAGAAGTTATTTAGGCAATCTTCTTTAACAATTAATGTTTGACCCTTATAATAATCATTCGAATCTTCTTTATTACTATTCAATTCAAGAATCTGATCATTAAATTGAATTGTCACACCATCAGCAATTATCTTATCTCGCCCAACTTTACTTAGCGAATCCGCTAAAATAACAAACTCCTGATTATACTCTCCTCCATTAACATCTACTGTAATTGAGTATTGATTTCTTTTATTCATTGATTTCCCTTCCGACTCCATCAGCTTGTCTAATAGTGTCTAACAACTCTTTCTTCTTGAAATAGGTCTTTTCCAAACGATCTACTTCCTTTTGCAATTCAGTTGCAGCATCATACTTCAGAATCCATTCTCCTACTCCACAGGCTTCTCTTTGTTCTTTCTCAAACGTTTTTATGTGATGGCCTTCGAACCAAACCCTTACTCTTGTTCCATATTCAAATTCATCATTAAAAGCTGCTTCTTTTTCGGATCCCGCATAAATGCATCTAAATTTACTGTTATCGACTACATATGTATTCATTAATATAACTCCTTCATCTAGACTAATGCTTTTTTCTTTCTGTCTTTCGATCAACTTTCGAGAAAATTTTTGAGTTCTTATTTTGCGTTTCTCCTCAAGTATCTCTCTTTCGTTGGCTTCTAACATCTTCTTCAGACTCAGATTTTTTCTAATAAGCTCTTTCATTCTGTCCAATTTCTCATCCCCCTTTAAGAAAGGCATTTCTTTTTATGCTGTCTTCTATGTATGAAATCAAATGCGATATCAACTTTTGCCGGTTCCTTCTCCTCTGCTACTCGTTCCGTAACAACAATCAGTTGCCCATTTTCCTGGTGTTCAATGCTATGAACTGAATACCCTTTTGAAGCGTAATATTCACCAATAATCTCATCAACGTGGTTGCTAAGCAGATTTCTCTTTATCACCCTAATAACCTCCACTTATTTTATTTTTACTCTTAAAATATTTATATGTATTCCATCCGCAGCCATCAAATATGCTTATATCCGCTCCAAGATGCCACTTAAACCAAACTAAGTTAAACCAGGCTGTATCAATTATGTATTTGATGTATCCTATGCTAACGACATCCTTTCAACTAATTTTTCAATGAATTCTTCTTTTCTTTATCAATATCTTTCTTAAGCATATCCTCAATTTCCTCCAATTTATCAACCACTTCAAATGTAAATTCATCATCATTGGTATAGCGAATCTGATCACTTGCTTTCTTTACAAGCTCAAGCGCAACTTGTCTCGGATCTTTATAGTTCTCACTCAAATTCCCACCTCATTTCATTGAAATAATCCTTTTACACAAATATTAATGTAGGCTCCTTGTCCTCTTCATATCGTTCGTATCCAATAAAATAATGATCGTAGTCCTTTTGAATATATGATGAAATCCAGTCGATGAATTTTTCAATCTCATCATCGTAGTTTTTTAAATTACATCTAATACTTACATAACAACCACCAACAACAGCGTCATTTTCAATTTTGCTATGGGTTTTCCCATCGAAATAATAACTATCTGATTGAAGCATCCATTTCCATCTAGTATCTTCAGAAAACAGATTATGTTCTGGCAACTCACTTGGATGTTCATCTCTTTGACCAGTCATAAACTCTAAAATTTCAATTATTGATCTTGGTGTTTCCTCAATAAGCTTAAAAGCACAAACCAATTCAGTATACATTCCCATTAATATATCTCCCTCTCTTTAAAACAGTCTTTTTATTCAGAAAGCAACATTTTCATTAACCTCTCCTAGCTATAAAAAGTGCCTTCTTTATCACTTTTAACAACCTTCCCATCTTTTAACTCATAAAAGACGCTCCTTACCATTTCTTCGTAATAGTATTCAATATGGACTGACTTCTCGACAATCTCTGGTACAATGATCTGAAAAAACTTCTCTATTTCTCGATTATAATTTTTCAAACTGCACTGAAAAGACCATAATCTAGAATCTTGATCAAACCTTCTGTCAAAGCCGTCTGAAGAATCCTCTTCCCAACTTGTTGGCATATAAGATAATGCACCACAAGGAATAAAATCTGCCCTTGGAATTTCACTAAATGTATGTAAAAAATCATATTGAGGATAGCATGCACTTAAGTCAAACCAGGTAAGACCTTCATACATCAGTTTCCTAATTAGTTCAGCAAACTCTTCTTTAATAATTCCTTTAAACCTCAAGCCAGTATACATTCCCATATTCATTCTCCTTTTCCCTTTAAAATTTTACTTTTATTGAAACGTCCTCAGTTGTCATTGCGTCCCTAAGTGAATCTTTATCATCTAAATCATATACATTCATTAGTTCCTTTTTGTTTTTATCAAAACAAACTTTATAAACAAGTTGAGTGAAGTTTGTATACGCATGAACATCCTTCATGTTTCCTTCATAAAACTCCTTAATTGCATCGGTAAGCTGTTTTCGTTCTGTCCTCGCAATTTCTCTTTTTGCTGCCCAAATAGCAATTTGCTTTGGAGTGGCCTCCTCTACATTTAACAAATAGTGTCTAACTGATTTTCCAACTTTGGATTCAGTAAGTAACATTCCTAATCTAAGCAATCCTCTTCGATTAACAATTTGCAAACTTCTGACTTTCGAGCTTATAATTTTGCGAGGTTCATCATGAACCTGACAAAATTCTTTTAAACTCTTACCTTTTAAAACTCTAATTTCAGCATAATCGTTAAATTCATCTCTATTTCTTTTAATGACGGTCTTGATCGTATCAACAGGAACCATATAATACTCCGCGGCCATCTCAACTGTAATCTCTGTAGAGTTCCCAAGTAGAGGTACTACTTTTATTCGATCCAAAATCTCGTCCCGGTACATGTGCTCCTCTCGGATAGTTCTGTGCTCGAATACGCCCATTTCGTTATTTTCGTTAATAGTTGCTTCAATTTGCTCATTTTTGTTTTCTTTTTTCATCTAAATCACTCTCCACTTATTTTTAATTTAGTTTAAAATGCATCTTTTAATCACTTCATTGCAGCATAGTTCTCAAAGAATTCTTCAACTGATCTAAGGTATCGGTATTTATTTGGATCTTCTGGATTTCTAAATCTTTTCGATAGCACCAATGACCAATTAAACATTAAGGGGGAAAATCTCGCCCATTTGCTAAAGCTTAACTGAAGACCTTTCCATTCTCTCCCCGCTAATTCCGCTAACTCTAGAATTTGATCTTCTTTTAAATTTACTTCTTCTTCAAACATTACTTGAATTTCCTCGTATGGTTTATGTCCAAAACAACAGTGGCGTGTTTTCAATCCAATCTTGAAATTCAAAATATCAATTAAATTGATCATTTGTGTATCAAGCTCATCGTATGGGATGCCATTTCGGATGAATTTTTCTCTTTGGTTTGTTTTCACATTAACCTCCAATAACAGTTACACCTCCTGGCCACTCCACGCTTCAAATTTCTCTATAGCAGCCTTTTGTTTATTTTCATGATTAATTTGCTCCTGAACGGAATTTTCGTATGTAATGACTTCATTGATTGCCATCTCTATGTAATTGTAATCCCACTTTGCCTCGAAATAACTAGGTGCTGCCCCCCCTTCTGCTGTGAGACACTTAAACTTTTCTTTCCCGAATAAACCGCGTACCTTTTTATATAAAGAGACCCTGACAAAGCCTTTTGAGTATCTATCACTGTAAATACTTACGGCATACTCATTACCTTCAACCGAAGTCACGGGATATTTGTGTAAGTGAAATTCGCTCATTCCGCACCCTCCTTCACTATATAACCTTTTAAAATTGCCTGATTCAGATCATCAGCATACATACTATTCAGTGATTCAAACAATCCAGTCCACGGTTCGACGTCACCATTATTGATGACAAATTGTTTCCCTACAAATTGAAGGCGCGCAAATTCTTTTTTGTCCCCATTTGTTAAGTCGTTCACTCTCTGAGGGTCATTATCAGCCATTCTTAAATAAAATTTCTTTCCTTCCTCAATTGCTCGTGCCTGTGCTTTTGTGACTTCAACCTTATCGCTTGTTTTAATTGTGATTTTGTTCACTCCATAGCCTCCTTAATAACCTGATTACTCCTTCTATCTGCAAACATGTTTGTTTGGTATTCCTGCAACTGATTTTCAATAATTTCCACAGAAGCTAAAGGAAAAGCAGTTTTTTCCCACAATATAAAATCACACTGCTTGTCATTCGCATCGGGAAAGTAATTCCTCACTAAATCTATCCACGTCATTCTGAACCCTCCATTTCTTCACCGACCCGATCAATGAAAATATGTTCGTAATCTTCATGCGCTTCATCATAATAACGGAGGATGAATCTTACACATTCTGCATTGTCTCCCGACTGAAAAATGGTTTCATTAGTTCTTTCATCATAAACACGATATTTTTCACTCATTCCGCGCCCTCCTCAGTCCAAAACAATCTCTCATTCGTTATTTTTTCCACCTTATAATTTATGAGGTAGTTATTTTTTGCGTATTCCTCTGCGTATTCCAATGCAGTTTTATCATCATTGGCGCCGAAACTGAGATGCTTCCATCCGTACTTAACTTCGTACCACAGCTTATATTCAACACGCTTTACTTCAGCATTCACTCCGCGCCCTCCAATAACTCAGGATTTTGATAAATGTCTCCGATGACTTCGATTTCACTTAGGGATACGTCCATTCTCCAAAAGTCTTGATCGTCTCCTCTATTGAATACAAACGACCCAAGAGAATCTCTAAACTTGACCACTGCTTTTATAATCTTGTTTTCGCAATAGACAGATTTAAACTTTATGACGTCCTTCTCGTAAATCATTTTTTCGTTTTTATCCTTCAACCCTGTGCCCCACATGAGAGCCGCGTTTCTATTCGTGCTGTCTACAACGGGAACCAAAACATCTGTGTATAAACGTTTCAAAGTCCAATCACCGTTATTTTTGATGGTAAGGCTCAACCCTTCATCATCCCAATAATGCATCTGCTCGCCGTCCCACACTCTGTATGCTGTGTTCACAATTCCCGCGCCTCCTTTGGGTTTTCGTCACACATTTCTTTTAACGCCTCCACAAACTCTTTTTCGCTCATGTTCAGCGATGTGTACCACTTTATAACTTCGTGAAACGGCCGGAGATAATTTGCAAGTGTATCTTCACCATCTTCCCTTCCTTTTGTTGTCCCAGTAAAATTATTTAAATAGTGTTCACGCGTCATATTTATGTGCGTTGGGCAGTCTACCACTGAACTAAATCGGCAGTACCGTCCATTCGGTTGCTTAGCGATTAATGCACCCATGTTATTCCCCCTTATCTTAATCTCTATAAAACTTACATTTTATTTTTACTCTTAATACATTCATGCTGATTCACAACATCACGGAGTATGTATTGTATTTCCTCTAAATTGTCTTTAACAAAATCTAGGTCTCCAATTGCCATTCTTATTTCGTTATTCTCTATGCTGCGCAATGACCTTTCACATGACGCTAAGAGCTTTGCATATTTCTTTAAAACCATGGTTCTTATTTGATTATTAGTTGGTTCATTAATCAATAATTAAAGCTATCTCCTTTCCTAATTCTAATTCGATTATATAACCTCAACCATATGTTGTAAATACTTATTTTATTTTTATTCTAAATAATTTTAAAAAAATCAGCTTTACTCATACTGTAAAGCTGCTGTCTTCATAAACGTCTTCATGCCGTCCAGTTTCCAAAGAGTTTCATTTATTTTGTCTCTAAATTCTAAAACTGAAGCATGATCCATTCTAATCCTCAAACAATCCCCATTGTTTTTAAAGATAATGTCTATGTAGTACTCTCCACTTTGTATGTTCTTAGAACCAACACTCATGGAAACTGATCTCATAATGTCTTTCAAGTCAATTTCAAGATTAAAATCCATTGTATGCTCCAGTCTGACTAAAAAGTCACCAATTTTTTATGTCTCATGATGACTGACAAGATGTGTATGTGCTTTTATTTTATTGATAACAGTTGAGAAGATTTATAGCCTTCATTTTCAAACGAATCGTCTATTTCTTCGGCATAAGAGGTTGTTATTTCAGCATCCTCTGTACACATGATGTCTACATCAAATAGTGCCTCATATTTTTCTTGATCTTTTTGAAGAAACCCCATTTTCCCTGTTTTGTTTCTTAATTTCTTTTTAATTGATTGATATGCGAACAAGAGTGCTTCCTCTTCATTCTTGGCTTTTATCCTGCCAAAAAAAGGAATGCACAGCTCCCCTTGAATAAAATAATCCTTTTCTGACATACGTTTCCCTCTCTCTGGTAGTAATTAACCGAACTTATGTTCCCTTTTTGTTGACTTAATTATAACCTTTTACCTAGTTAGTGGCAAATCTTTTTTCTTTCATTTAAAAACTTGGAAAGAATTGATATAGTATGATAAGCAATACTATAACAGGAGGTTGTCCGATGCTTGAGGTTGAAATCGGACAATGTTTGATTTCCATTCTCCTCGAAAGTAAAGGAATGTCATTAGGAGAACTTTCAAAGCGAACAGGCATTAGTACGCAAAGATTAAGTGACTATGCAAACGGCTTTAGACCTTCTATGAATATAAAAACAGCAAAAATCATTGCTATTGCCCTTAACTGTTCGATTGAAGAGCTCTATGAATGGAAAATCAAACATTGACTTAATCGCTAGGGAGTTTGGCCTAGCGAACCTCCTTGTACCCTTTTCAGGGTATAGAACTATTTTACTGCATATGTACAAATTTGTCTCTGTCTAACTTTGTCGAATTCTGAAAAATGTGAACAAAATCCTGATATTTTTCGAAAAAATATCACGAGTTTATCCGCACGTGTTTTATTTTTACTCTAAAAGTTATGTAAAGATAATCCCTGCAACAGGGATTAAGAATTAGTCTCAATTACTTCAGACTTGATACAATATTTTTCTAAGTTATCCATATTCACTACTTTCCTCAGTGATTGTGAATTAAACTCCGCGTCTTCATTCAGAAACCCGTATTGTCGAGTTATTTTTTTATAATCAGGTACTTTTAATTCACCCTTCTCTTTGTATATCTCATACGCCATGTTGAGCTTTCCTGAATTGATAAGATTTTTAGGTGTAAAGAAGGGTTCTTCTAAAAATTTTTGAAACTGACTAAAAGAACGATGAACTAAAAATTTGTCAGCTTTCATACTCTGATTAGAACTCTTATATTTTAGCCTAAAAATATTGTCGCTTTTAACTAATGTAGCAAATTTGTTTTTAAGTCCACTCTCTGGCGAACCATTGCTAAGATGATATGTTGTTTGATCATTAGCACGCTTAAGCAACTCATAACATTTATCGCTTACAGTAATTATTCTTACACCATGTTTATCATCTACCAGCTTTACCTTGTTATCATCAAGTAAATCGTCACCTGTTAAATTCAGTAACTCTGAATGCTGATAACCATCTATGCCTTCATAAATAGCCTGTATCATGGCCTTATCCTGATAATTAACCATAAAATCAACATACTCTTCTACTTCTTTATTGGTGAATAGTGTTTTTTTGTTTTTATCTATAAACTGCTTTAAGTCACCATCCTGTATCTGATACACTTTGTTGATGTTACTGTTTGCCAAGCCATTTTCCATAGCCCAGGTTGTGTATTGTCCAATTACAGCTCTTGCTCCTCTTAGTGAATCTATAGATTTACTATCTAAATCTAAAAATAACGTACGCAGCTCTTCCAAAGAAAAATTAAATATGTCTTTTTGAAGTATTTTTTCTGTAGCTGAGAAATCCCTTAGCCTTAGCCAATAATGGTTTCTTGTTGCTTCACTTTCGTATTTCTCTAAAAACTTTTCCTTCAATTCAGCATTATACATTTCACTCATATTAAATTCTCCTTTAGGCTTTAAACAACAGTAATTTCATCATGAAATATTCGCTTAAGTTTCTTCTTCATAACATTCTTTAGTTGATTTTCATTATTTTGTCTTCCTAATTCTTCAAACACTCTCCCGCTTTTACTAAAGTCAATCGTATTAAGGATATTTTCAAGCTTGTTTAGTTCTACATTGTTTTCCTTCATCTTCTTGGCCAAATAAACATAACCGTAAAACATTACGTTATGATTAATGTATGATTGCTTTCTAATGGACGATAAATCATCTTCAAGAAATTCATCTGGGAAGGCATAAAAAAGGTTATCGAAAAAGTCTACCAGGTATTTCGCAATTTTCAACGCATCTTTTCGAGATTTCAACTCAAATGCATCGTCTATAGCTTCCGATAAAGTATAATATGTCACAAGAAAATTGCTATCGATACCAATTTCACTTTGTGGGCTTATTTTATTTTTAAGTTCACTTTTAAATTTCAGCTGCTCGACAACGGTTGAAGAATACCGTTTTTGTCCCAATTCTTCAATTCTGGATTTTTCAACTGGGTTTATGGTATTCATTTGAGCAAAGTGAACCTTAGCCTTTTCTTCATCGTAATTGAGCACATTTAAAATGAATGGTTGATCTAATTCAGGGACTTCAGCAATGGCCTTAACAATACCTGAAATTCGATGATATCCATCAAGAGCATCTAATAAGGTTCCTCGTGTTACAGTGAGGGATTGGTCGCTTGGATCATATTCAACTTCTTCATCACCATCAGATGTTCCAAGACGAGCGTTAAAAGTTAACATTGATACAATTAAATCGCCTTTAATAAACAATTCTTTGATCTCATCAACTGATTTAGGGTTTGTTTTAGGTACAGGAATAAGGCTACCCTTAATGTACTTTCCTTCACGCTGAGTGTTGTAATTGTACTGCAGGATGGAGCTATTATATAACTCACTCAGTTCTTTGGCAGTAATGGAAGTGACATAGTTATCCTCTTTAATTTTAATCACATTTTTAAACTTGTATGGGAGCTTAACTACTTCTTCACCGGCGAATACCCTCCCACCTTCAAGCTCTTTTGCCAATCTGGTTGGAAAATAATTTGACGGATCTAAGGCTTGCGTCCCAAGAATTGAATACATCTCTTTTGAAACAATGTACACTTCTTTTTCGTTTAAACGCTGTACGTTGTTATCATTATTATTTAAAATTTCTTGGATATAACCAGGGAGTGCCTTGTATTTGTCCGCCATTGTGGCTTTTAATTCCTTCACCATATTGGGATCATTTTTAATATCATTAAGATTTTCCTCTATTTCAGTTTTTAACTTATAAAGTTTATCCGTTGTCAACAAAACTTCAGACACATTATCACCTCACATAATCATATTAAATTTATCATTATTTTCATAAGCAAGTAAAGCTTTTATATGATTATTTGTATCACTTGTTCAAAAACATTTTAAGTTTATTCTGTATATACATGTCTGATCTTAAAAAGAATTCTTTATATTGCTCTAAGGTAACTTCATCTAAAAAGGACATGTCTTCTTTTTGATCAACCAAAACCCCTGGATCTTGAGAATAATCCCTTTCATTGTTTAAATAATGATCATTCAAAACATTGATATTGCTGTGACCAGAGAAAGCTGCCACTTTTTTAATATCACCATTAACGCTGTAAGAAAAGTTTGTTGCAGTATTGCGTAAACTATGCGGAGTTATCTTTCTTTCTTTGGGAATACCCATAACTCTACATACGCGATTCCACATATCCTGTATTGAATCAACTGTTAACTTATGAAATAACAGTTCATGTTCCCCATACTCTTGCTTTAACAGCAACAACTCTTCATAAAAAGCTGTGGAAATTCCAACTGGCCTAGCCTTTTTTTGCTTAGTTTTTTTAAAGTTGACGAGATAACATTGGTGCTTTTCTGAATAAGTAATATCATCCCACCCAACTCTAAGCACCTCTGATTTACGCCCTCCAGTGCGTGCACTAAACAAAATAAACATCTTTTTCATTAATCTATTCTGACGCTCAGTAACATACGCTGCCTCAGCAAATTCATCAGCTTCAGATATTCCTTCAAAAGAGCCTGCTGGATTCTTTTCTGTTGGAAGAGGTCTAAAATTAAATACAGATGAATCACACTCATGTTCAGATTCAAGATACTTAATCATGCTTTTCAGTGCGGCAATCTTATTGTTAATTGTTGAATTGGAGTTACTTTTATTTTTAGCCAAATGGGTTCGATAATCATACAGGTCGCTTTTCTTGATCGCCAGGTCACTCTCAGTTAAATATTCAATATCCTTGGCAGCATAATGGTTGAAAAACTCTCTTATATGCCTTTCATACGTGGCTCTAGTATTAGACTTTTCAATTTCTCCAGTTTCTCGATCCCTGTTTCTTAAATCTAATTCATCAAACCACCTATTTATGTTATTGTATATTGAATAATCCCTTAGTGTTGACGCTTTCTTTTGAGCTCCCATAATGACACCTCATATCATTTTTTTCATTAAGTATTGATCAAATTCTTGCCATGCAACAATCCATTCATTTTCACCTTGAATATTACTCAGTAGCATTATATTGGCGTTACAGATTTCCATTTGCTTTAGCATGTCGTATTCTTTAAGAGCGTTAATTAAGATGTCTGTATTCATTTTATCACACCTAATTTATTTTTATTCTATAATAAAATTTAGTTTAGGACATTTACCCTTTCGTCCTTACAGACGTTTATAATTGGCATCCCCGTTAATTCCTCATAAAGCTCCTCTTCGAATCCAACCCATTCATCACTTGTCGCTTCTCTTCGTAGGAACTCATTATAAGCTACTGCTATCTCAGGCTGCTCTAAAAACTTTAAAACGATCATATGCTTTTTCCAAACTTTAGCCTTGTTTTCTTCTGTATAATATTTATTATTCATTTTATTTTTACTCCTTAAATGCATTTTATAGAATTCTTTTGTTCTTTAATGAGGTTATATTCTTTATGATTTTTTCTCATTGTAGTTACATTATTAGGTGTAAACACATCTGGATCCTCTAGGTGGAGATTGACTCTTGTGAAGTTCTTTAGTTGTTTTATGTATTGATATTGTCTTAATGATGTAATCTTCAACTCTTCCTTTTGAGTGGCACTGGTTGTTTCCATTGTTTCATCTCCCAACAACGTTCATCTTGTAACTTCATTATATATGTTGCTAGAATAATATGCAATGATTTATTTTATTTTTATTCACGACAAATAACACATCCCCTATGTATGTGTTAAAATGTCTGCTGATTTGTCTTTAATCCTCATTAGGATACCTTTGCTTTATATTTTGATCTAATCATTTCTGCTTCATTTTCAAGATGATTGTCTTCCTGGGAAATTACAAGATTAATAGCTGCCATTTCTTCGTAACCTTTGGCCATGTCCTCATAAGAAAGTGATTGTCCGAAATGCTTTTTCATTTTAATTCCTCCATGTTCTCGTTTTTTGGATTATGAATTTCTGGAACATTCTCTTAAAATTAGAAAAGACGCCTGATCCACTGGATCAAACGTCTAACCATTAATTATGTAGTATCGTTGTTGTGAATTTTTAAGCCCCACGAATAATGCTTGCTACACTAATTTCATCGTTTGGAGCTGCAGTGCTTACTGATTTTTGTCCTGCAACAAATGATAATGCCAGAGCCGCAATAATAGCTACACCTAAAATCGTTTTTTTCAACAACCTCACCCCCTTTCAATTGCATCGCTCTAAATTGAAATAAGACTTAACAGTTCTATGTCCGCGCCCATTTTTTTAAGTTCAATCAAGGGCAGTTGAACTGAATATTTATCATCTGATTTTTTGAAACAGCGTATAGATTTATAAAAATCAGATTTATCTACAGATATTAAACCTTTATAATAAAAATAAAATCCCATCTCATTCTCATCTTGCTCTCTTATTGATAACTCATTTAAAATATCATTTGCTTTATCAACTTCACCTTTTCGTATATAATGGTATGCTCTCAATTGCAAGTATTTAGTATTCTGTGATTCATAATTCACCCAAAAATTCTCTTTGTCCCAAAAGCTTGCAAGAAAACATAATGCTCCGTCTAACATCTCTTTGTGAATTGTGTTACTTGCATACTTAGCACCACTAATATAAGACCGCTTAGCCTCTTCAAAATTTTCGAATATAAAAGAATTTCCGATTGTTAAATATGCAAAAAAACAAATCCTGTCCACGCTTGTAGTTTCAGTGGCATATAAACAATATTTTCTTGCTTCAATTAAATTGTTCTCATTGAAACTTATATTAGCTTTCAACAAGCTTACTCTGGAGGTGTACAAGCCTTTTATGTAAGCATCTGATATTTCTTGAAAATCCAGCAATTTTGCTGTACTTTTCATTAATCCAAATTCACCGATTTTAAGGTATTCATACATTAACATTGCATTTGAGAAGAATATCATTTCTGCTGTTTTGCATTTTCCAGTTTCCCTGATTGCTTCAGTTAAGGATATCTTGTTTTCTGTTAACTTTCTATGTATATCATAGGTCTTACCCCATTCTTTACTTGTCGCATTTTTTGAATTGCATAAATTTAAAATTATTTTATCAGTTAATGCATTCCACTGATTTAAATCTGCATATTCAACAGATTGTCTAGCACATTTCTTATTGGGATCCAGTGATAAGAAGTAATCACTTAGAAGCTGCTCTTCATTATCAGGAAACAAGCTTTTAACAATATTAATTAAACCGCCTAAGTTGTCCATTTCTTTCTCTGGGGTGTTGATGAATTTGTAAAAACCATTAACCTTTTCGTACCCTGCTATTTTTGAGAGTTTCGCTGCGAGCTGGTTGTCTTTTTCACATTCATTCTTAATCATCTGCTTAAGATTCATTGGTTACTCCACCCCTTCCCAACTAATGTTCTCTTGTTTATAATATACATTAGAGTTGTCAGAATTACAAGTATTTATTTTATTTTTATTCTAATTATTTTTTAAGGAATACTTATCTGTTTAAAATTCGTATTTTATTTAAAAAAAGGGGGATCGCCCCCGACTTTTATTTGTCCAGAATAATTTTTGCTTGTGAAAATTTTTGGTTTAAATTCCTGTTTTCTTTCATACTATTTAAAATGATTTCTTCATCCAATCCTATCTTTTTCAGGATTAAAAATGTTAATAGTCCATTCATTCTTAAGGAGGCGTAATATTTCTCAACTGCTCGATGGAAAACCTTAGTTTTGTTTGTTAGATCATAGTGAGTAAGATAGTTTCTAGTCTCAACAAGTCCAAAAATAAAACTGTCCCTTTTTTTATTATTACCCGAAAGGAAGTTTTGGATTTGAGTCAATATTTTGGACACAAAAAAGTTAAGTTCTTGTGTTAT